AAAAGAAAGTACTGAAGAGTTAGATTTATTAAGAGCAAAAAACGAAGAATACAGAAAGGCTCTTGACCTTTTCAGAACTAAATTAAATGAGGTTGCAATTTTCAATTCAAACTTGGCATACGCAAATCGTTTATTTACTGAACACTCAACAACTAAACAAGAAAAGATTAATATTCTAAGAAGATTCGACAACGCTGAAACTTTAAAAGAATCTAAAAATCTTTACAAATCTATTAAAGGAGAACTTTCTGAAGTAACTTCAAAAGGAGATGGTACAATTACAGAATCAGTACAAAGAACAATTTCTAAAGTTCCTACAACAGGATCGGCAGTAAATTTAATTGAATCTAAAACGTATGAAAATCCTCAGTTCTTAAGAATGAAAGATTTAATGGGAAAATTAAAATAAATAAATAAATAAAATAAAAAACCAAAAAAAATGGGAGCATTATTAGAATCAGGTCTTGTAGGTAACATCGGGTTAAAACACCTTAAAGTTATCAAAGAAGACACTATAAACAAATGGGACAGATTAGGGTTCCTTGAAGGTCTTAAAGGCCACCTAAAAGAAAACGTAGCACAGTTATATGAAAACCAAGCTTCTTTCTTGATTAACGAAGCAACTTCTGAAGGTTCCAACGGAGCATTTGAAACAGTTGTTTTCCCTATCGTAAGAAGAGTTTTCTCTAAATTATTGGCTAACGAAATAGTATCTGTACAAGCAATGAACTTACCAATTGGTAAATTGTTCTTCTTTGTACCTAAAATTCAAGGTTATAGTGGTGGTACGGCAAATGCGTCTGGAACTCACTATCAACCAATCGGAGCACCGAACGGACCTACAGCAGGTGGTACAGGTAACTCAGGACCAGGAGCAGGATACGGATCAAATACAGGAGCATTCGGAAAAAATCTTTATGATTTATTTTATGAAGGTAGTGCAGCAGATTTAGATCCTCCAGGATTATTTGATTACTCTAAAGGTCAATGGTCAGCAGTTACAGCAAGTACATTGATCCAAGCATGGTCAAACGGGGGATTAGTTGACGCAACTGTTAATGGTGGTGTACCAGCAAATGGTGTTCAAATCGCAGCTGGTAACCAAAGAAAATTAATCCTTAAAATGTGTGGTTTCGCTGACACAGGAGCTGGTAAATTAATCGGACCTGATGGAAATGAAATGGACTCTGAGACTTTCTTAGCAAGTCTTAAAATTTATGCTGATTTAACTGCTTTTTCTGCGTCATCTACTCCATGTAATGTTATTAGTTCAGGTGGTGTATCAGTTCCATTGTTGTTCAGAGTTGTTACTCAACAATATGGTAAAGGTATTGTACAATACGGTAACACAACACAAACAACATATCCAGCTGATGGAAATGGTGGTTCATTCAGAAATATCTGTTCTGCAGATGGGTGTATCTACTTAGAAGTTGATTTATCTTGTCCTATATGTGCTACTTGTGATTCAACATCTTTAGATGGTTACACAGGTACTACTATTTATTCAGGAGCATCTGGTACTTCTTTTGTTTCAGTATTTAGACGATATGAACAATTAGAATTTGCAGATCAAATCGGTGAGGTTTCTTTCGACTTAGATTCAGTTACTGTATCTGTTACAGAAAGAAAATTAAGAGCACAATGGTCTCCTGAGTTAGCTCAAGACGTTGCAGCATTCCATAACATCGACGCTGAAGCTGAGTTAACTGCATTGTTATCTGAGCAAGTTGCAGCTGAGATTGACCGTGAAATACTTCGTGATTTAAGAAGTGGAGCGGCTTGGAACCTACGTTGGGATTACAACGGATGGAGAAGAATTTCTCAAACAACATCTTATACTCAAAAAGATTGGAATCAAACTTTGATTACAGCAATTAACCAATTGTCAGCACAAATCCACAAATCAACTTTGAGAGGTGGAGCTAACTGGATTGTTGTTTCTTCTGAGGTTTCTGCAATCTTTGATGATTTAGAATACTTCCACGTATCTAACGCATCTCCTGAGCAAGATCAGTATAACATGGGTATTGAAAGAGTAGGTACTCTTGCAGGACGTTACCAAGTTTACCGTGACCCTTACTTCCCAGCTAACACAGTGTTAGTAGGACACAAAGGAACATCATTGTTAGACACAGGTTACATCTACGCACCGTACGTACCTCTACAATTGACACCTACAATGTACAATCCATTCAACTTTACACCTATCAAAGGTATAATGACAAGATACGCTAAGAAAATGGTTAATAACCGTTTCTACGGACGTATCACAGTTGATGGAGTTAGAACATTTGACTTGAGAGAATTGAGATAATCAATTTAAAGGTTAATATAAGAAAAAGGTCAGATTATTCTGACCTTTTTTTATTAAACAAATATTTATTAGTATGATTGATTATATAATTAAAAAGATTTTAAATGAAGCAACATCCTCCGGTGGTTCTAGAGGTAGTTATATTACACCTTTAATACCTGGTGAAAGATACTTTAAAAAAAATGTATTAGCCCCATTTACGGTTGCTGACTCAAAATACAAAAGTCCTGATTTATCTTATGATTCATATGATGGTAAAATGGAAAGGACTAAAAAACAAATAGATAAAGAAGAAAAAATCGCGAATAAAATATATAATTATATTAAAAATCATCCTAACGCAACATTTAGTGATGAAGACGGTAATATAATTAATCAATATCCGGGTAAAAATAAAACGATTGTACCAATTAAAGAATGGGTTGATTTAGATAATCTTAATTTAAATGAAATTTCTACCGCTGTAAGCGCTGGTGGATACAATGGTCCAATAGGTATAGGTTTAAAAAAATGGAAAAAATCCGAATTAGGACCCTTTTATGAATTTGCGGATACTGAATTTAACCACCAAAAAAAACAAAAAACACTAAAGAATAACATTAAATCATATATTGGTCATTGGGAAAAAAATAAAGATGGTTCTTATGATTTGGACATCCATGATGCCCACGCAATTAATGAAGATTTGGCCGTATGGTTTGGTAAAAAGAAAAAACCAAAAGGTTCATCCCATCCAAAAGGTCCATGGGTAAATATTTGTAGAAAAGTCGACGGTAAACACCCCCCTTGTGGTAGACCCGATACAAATAAAGGGGCATACCCAAAATGTAGGGCGGCGGGAGTTGCGGGTAAAATGACTGATTCAGAAAAAAAAGCGGCTTGTCAACAAAAAAGAAAGGCGGAGTCCAAAGACACACAAACAGGTAAAGGCCAAAAACCTATTATGACTTCATACAAACCAAAAAAGAAAAGGACCCAAAATGAGTCCTTAGATATTATTATTAATCGTATTTTAAATAGTATTTAACAATAAGGTGGTGAACACCTTTTTTTGCCGTCTAATCCTTTTACTTTACCTTTACATACTTGTATTGCGTGGCCATTTGCGTAAGCACTTGGGTACACGTCATACTTCGCCTTTGCAGATGCCTTACCACGGGCACATAATTTAGTTCCTGTTTTTTTTCTACCTTCCGACATCATAATATCTTCGTCGTCAAAATTCATAGACATGTTCATATTATCTTTTTTAGTTTCATTCATTAAAAAGTCAAATACTTGGTCCATGTTATTTTTTGCTTCAGCAATATGGTCTTGAGCCCAATCGTGACCATTTTCTAAAATGTTTTCTATCATAGAATGGTCCATCTCTAATAACATATCACATTGTCTTCTCATTTGTTGTAAATTAGAAAAAAACATATATCTTGAAGATTTTTCTTCTTGAGTCTCTCTTATTACTTTTTTTATTATATAGTTTAAATTTTTCATATCTAGTTATTTAGACCATTAAATCCACCCAATGTGACGGCATTACATTGTAAATTAGTACTGTCATTAGTTACGGTGCCGTAATCAGGTTTAGGTGTATTAAACGTAACTACGTTTCCCACGGTATTACCTGAACCAGGTACGTAACCTATTAGTACAGTGTTATAATATGAAGTACAAGCTGTTGTTGGCATAATATTTTATTTTATAAATATACGTTTATTTTTTATTTACAATTTGAAACTGTAATTCTCTTTTATAAGTTTCTACATTCCTATCACTTACAACTTTAATATCAACAAAATATTCATTTGGTATTTTGTCTGTAGTGTCAAAAATAAAATAAAATCCATCAGGAACTTCATTAACTCTTGTCCAATCTTGTACTTGAACTTCAGTACTTGCGCCTTCCCTTACATAAATTCTATAATATGCCTCTACTGTTGTTAGTGGTGTGTTTGTTGAATATGCTTGTTTTATAATTACGTTGACTTTTCTTATATCAGTATTTAATACTTTTTCGTTTTGTCTAATCCCATTAAATTCGAAACCATAAATTTTTGGTTGTTGAGTAACAGAACCTATTTGGAAGTTTCCATTTTTAGCTAATAATGCAAATTCTAAAGTCACGTTAGAAATTGACGTAGAACTTACTGACAACCCCTTCCAAACATCATAATATAAACAAGGTATTGTCGATGCTGTTAGATTGTTTACCGAACACTTGTAAACTCCTTTAGTTACTTGGCAAGTGGATAATCCCGTAAACCATGGTACTGCAACACCATTCAAGTCAAATATATCAACCGTTGGTAAATTATCTAAATTAACAGCATTTCCATTTTCATACACATACAAATACAATTCATTATTATTACCTGAATAAAATTTGTTTCTATCATCAATAATTAAATCGTTATAATTAGTTTCTAAAAATGGTTCATAAAAAGTTTGAGTGTGAGGGGAGAAAAACCCTACTGAATAATTTTCAGTCAATCCATTAATATTTTCAACATCAGGATAGAATGCGATTCCCCATCCTGTGACACCAGTTAATGTACCATTTAAAATGTTATTTATTTCATTTGTCATGTTAAATTCAATATCTTCATTACCAAATTCAAAATGTTGTGTTGCTACGATTGTTAATGCCGAATAATTTAATCCCGATAATGAACCAGTTTTTGAGTTGGTATTATCATATATACCACTAACACTCCAACCACTTATCGTTGTTGTTTCAAACCAATTGGAAGGTCTTTGTGAATATGACCTATCATTTAAGTTTGTTACTTGATAATCGTAGTAATCATATCCAACACCGCTGTCCCAATTTTGAGGAACACCTGAGTTTCCTAAAGTTTTTGGTATTCTAAATAGAACTAAGTCAAAAGATGTTGCTCTTCTTCTTCCTTGTGATGTAGTTGAATTTAAAAGATTTTCATCAAAATATGACGTATTTGTCATTCTTAAAGTGTGGGTAAAGTTTGTTCCACATCCTGAAGTGATAATTTTATCTGAAATTCTTGACTGTAAATCTGTAAAATCTAAATCAAAAATATATCTACTAAATCCTGTTGGGGCATTCAAATTATCAACACGACCGTAGAACAACTCAACAATAGGGTTTCTACCTGTGTTGGTGTAACTATTTTGTATTAGAGTATTACTTTTATCGAAATATGACCTGTAAATTGACATTAAACTATTTTATATATAAATAGTTAGTTAATCCGAATATTACTGTTTAAAACTTTTTGATATGCTTCTAACATTTTTTTGGTCAATTCATCTATACTTGTGCCATCATACGAAACTCCTGATGGGGGTAATAACGGGTACGGGTGTACGTGACTAACTAAAAATCCAACAATTGATTCTAAAAGTTCTAACAATTCTTCTCCTCTAACCATCGATGAGGTTTTAGGTTCTATTTCATCAAAAACTTGTTCAGGACTTATTCCTCCAACAGAACCTGATAAAGTAATTTTACCCTGTGAATTTTCTGAATCATGTGAAAGTAAATATAACTGAGATGCGCCAATCAACCCCACAGTATTATCTATTTCTTCAGTATCGATTGGTGTGAAAACTTCTCTTGATGGCAAAAATGGTAATTCAGGACTAACCTTTCTATCTAATACCAACCCATATCCAGGACTAATATCTGTTGTAGTTATTAATACTTTTGATAATAACTGATTCATATTTGTAAAATCGGTTATGTTATTTTGGTCGGGTAGTGATTTTATAATATTTCTAATTCTTTTTGAGGGTCTATAATAAAAAGGAAATTGTAGTTCGTTACTTGAATTATTATTTGAACCTACATTGGCATTAGTTGGTATATTTGATATTAAAATACTTGGATTATCTTTTAGTGCAACAACTTGGTCTGAAATAAACTTTGCAAAATCATCAATACCTAATGGTGAATCAATTTTTATAATTCTTACTTTAGATAAAGTTGTTCCTGTTATTTCAGTGTCCCACTCAAATTGGTTTGTTTTTGTTGCTTTAGATTCTTT